CGCGACGGCCGAGGCGAGGCGCGCCGAGGTCCGGGCGGCCGTGTCGTGGGTTGAGAGCGCGCGCAGCGGCCGGCCCGCGGGCAAGCTCGTCGCCACGCCGGCGCTGCCGACCGCGCTGCGGCGCAACCAGTCGGGTGACAGCTACTCGACGGTCGAGGCGCTCGACGCGGTGCGTCAAGCCGTCGAGCAGTCAAGCGTCGACGCCCAGCGTCGACGCGCCGAGGAGCGCCGAGTCGCCGAGCTCGAAGCCGAGGCCGCACGGGGCGACCGCCGCATGTGGCAGGAGGCCGCGCGCTGATCGCGCCCGCGAGGGGTGGGGGGGCATCCGCTCGGCGGACGTCGTCTCGCGCTGAGACACGCGCGCGCGAAGAACACCGCGAAACGCCGCGTCGTCTGCCGTCGCGCCGTCGCGCACCGCGCCAGCGCTGCCGCCACGCCTCGCCGCCAGTTTTCCTGTACGAGAATGCGCCGCCGCCATGATCCATTCTGAGCTCGACGCGCTGCTCGTCGACGTCGCGTCGCTGAAGCGCTATCCGCGTAACCCGCGACGCGGCGACGTCGCTGCGCTGCGCGACTCGCTCGAACGCAACGGCCAGTACCGCCCGATCGTCGTCAACGCTCGCACGCGCGAAGTGCTCGCAGGCAATCACACGCTCGACGCCGCGCGCGAGCTCAGCTGGTCGCAGATCGCCGCGACGTATGTCGACGTCGACGACGACACCGCTGCGCGCATCGTGCTCGCTGACAACCGCGCGAACGATCTCGCGACGTATGACGACGCCGAGCTTGTGCAGCTGCTCGAATCGCTCCCGAGCCTCGACGGCACGTTGTACGAGCACGACGATCTCGAAGCGCTGCTCGCGTCGCTTGAGCAGCCCGAGCAGAGCGACGCGCTCGACACCGACGATGAGCAGCCGCGCGAGCGCTACAGCTACGGCGTGTTCGAGCGCGAGCAGATCGTCGACGCCGCGTTCGCGCACTACCGCGCGACCGGCTTTCCGTATCGCAGCGCGCCGCTGTTTGAGTGTCTGCTCGAAGTCAACGCGCTGCACGCGATGAGCACTGACGCGCTGCTGCGCTCCGACGTCGGCTATCGCACCGCTGACACGTACCACGCGCACCGCTGGGCTGCGCACGTCGAATCGAAGCGCAACGCGCTCGACAACTTCGCCAGCGACAAGTATCTGCGCGTCGCGATCGAGCACACGCTCGAACATCACATGGGCTTCACGCCCGGCACGTTTCCCCGCGTGCTCGGCATCACGCGCGGCGCGCAAGCCGTGTCGAACTTCCGGCCCGGCTTCGCGCTGCACTTGCTGCGCCGTTTCGCGCCTGACGACGCTGTCGTGCTCGACGCGAGCACCGGCTATGGCGGTCGGCTTGTCGGTTTTCTCGCGTCGCACTGCTCGACGTACATCGGTTTCGACCCCGCGCGCGAGACGCACGACGCGAACGTGCGCCTCGTCGCTGACTTGTGCCCAAGCTCGAAGCGTGTCGAGCTCACGTGCACGCCCGCCGAAGACGTCGACGTCGAGCTCGTGCGCGAGCGTTGCGACGTCGCGTTCACCAGTCCGCCGTACTTCGCGAAAGAGCGCTACTCAGACGACGCGACGCAGTCGTTTCGCCGCTACCCCGACGCCGAGCAGTGGCGCGAGCAGTTTCTCGTGCCGCTGCTCGCGTTGCAGCACGCAGCGCTCAAGCCCGGCGCTGTGTCGCTGCTGAACATCGCTGACGTCGACGTCGCGGGGGCGCACGTCCCGCTCGTCGAATGGGCGCTCGAAGCCGCGCGTCGCGCTTGCTTCGACGTCGAGAGCGTCGAGCGCTATCCACTGCAACGTCGCTGGGGTCCGCAAGACGACGTCGTCGCGACAGAACCCGTGATCGTGCTGCGCAAGCCCTGAGCTCATGGCGACACAACCGAAGTGCGAGCGTCTGACGAAGAGCGGCAAGCAGTGCCGCATGTACGCCGTTGTCGGCGAGCGCTACTGCAACATTCATCTCGGCCGCGCGATCGGTCTGCCGACGACGTTGACGCCGCAAGTCGCCGAGCAGATCGTCGCGTCACTACGCGCAGGCAACTACATCGTCGTCGCCACGAAAGCGGCCGGTGTCCCGCGTCAGACGTTCAACGCCTGGATGACGCGCGGTCGCTCACCCGCGACGCGCGACGAGCTCTACCGCGACTTTCGTACGCGCGTCGAGCGTGCCCGCGCCGAAGCTGAGACGCGTGCTGTCGCGCAGATCGCGCAAGCCGCCCGTCATAACTGGCAAGCCGCAGCGTGGCTGCTCGAACGCACCGCACCCGAGCGTTGGGGCAAACCGAGCGTGCGTCTGCGCGACGAGCCCGTCAAGAGCGAGCCCGCAGTGACCGCGACACCCGATCCGTTCGCCGAAGTCGACGAGCTCGCGAAGCGGCGATCGCATGTCACGTGAGCTCGAAGCGTTCGGTCGTTTCTGCGCTGCGCTCGTGCTCGACAACGACGAGCAGATGATGCTTGAGCACTTCCAGCGCACGATGCTGCACGACTACTTCGACGGCGCGATCGAGACGCTGATTTTGCTGCCGAAGAAGAACGGCAAGAGCACGCTGCTCAGCGCGCTCGGGCTATGGCATCTGCTGACGACACCCGACGCCGAATGCGTGATCGGCGCTGCGTCGCGCGATCAAGCGACGATCCTCTACGACCAGGCGGCGGGCTTCGTCAGACGCACGCCCGGCCTTGAGCAGCGTGTCACTGTCAAGCGCGGCTATCGCTCGATCGAGAGCGTGCGCGACGCGGGCCGCATCCGTGTGCTCGCAGCTGACGTCGACACAGCAGACGGCGTGATCCCGACGCTCGCGCTCGTCGACGAGCTCCATCGTCACAAGAGCGCGGGGTTGTACGGCATCTTCCGCGACGGGCTCGGCCCGCGCAGCGGGCGCATGCTGACGATCTCGACAGCGGGCGACTCGGAGAGCTCGCCGCTGGGCGAGATGCGCGCGAACGCGTATCGTCTCGACGACGTCGAGCGCGACGAGCGTCACGTCGTCGCGCGCTCGCGCGATCGCAGCTACGTCATGCACGAATGGGCGCTCAGCCGCGACGACGACGTCGACGACGTCAGCGTCGTCAAGAGCGTCAATCCGGCCAGCTGGCAGACGATCGAGTCGCTGCGTCGCCGCCACGACTCGCCGAGCATGCTGCCGAGCCAGTGGGCGCGTTTCGCCTGCGGGCTGTGGATGGCCGCTGACTCATGGTGGATCACGGGCGAGCAGTGGCGTATCGCAGGCTCGACGTCACGCATCCTGCCCGGCGATCGCGTCACGCTCGGCTTTGACGGTTCGCGCTCACGCGACGCGACAGCGCTGCTCGCGTGCCGCGTGAGCGACGCGCTTGTGCAGCCGCTCGCGGTGTGGGAAGCGCCTGACGGCGATCGCGACTGGCGCATACACAGCAGCGAAGTCGACGCTGTCGTCGCGCGCACGTTCGAGCACTTCGACGTCGTGCGCGCGTACTTCGACCCGCCGCTGTGGCAGTCAGAGATCGAAGCATGGCAACGCGACTACAGCGACGACGTCGTCGTGCCGTGGTCGACCAACAGCGCGCGCATGATTCACGCTGTCGAGCGCTTCCGCACTGATCTCGTCGATGGGCAAGTCGAGCACACAGACGACGCAGTGCTCAACGCGCACACGATGAATGCGCGCATGCGTGAAGTACGCGGCGGCTACTGGCTGACCAAAGATCGTGACAGCGCGAAGATCGACGCGGCTGTCGCTGCTGTGCTCGCGTACGAAGCGCGCTGCGACGTCGTCGCTGACGGTCTGCTCGAACCGAAGCGCCGGGGGGTGGCTTCGTTTTGACGCCCGCAGAGCAAGCCAAAGCGCTCAACGCCGCGATCGAGGCGCGCTTGCCGTATGTCGAGCTCTTCGACTCGTACTACCGGGGTGAACATCGCATCGCGTTCGCGACGAGCAAGTGGCGTGAAACGTTCGGCGCGTTGTTCGACGAGCTCGCCGACAACTGGTGTCAGCTGGTCGTCGACGCGAGCGTCGAGCGCTTGAAGATCGAAGGCTTTCGGTTCGGCCCCGCAGGCGACCCCGCTGACAACGAAGCGTGGCAGCTGTGGCAAGCGAACTATCTCGACGCTGACAGCGCGCTCGCGCACACCGAAGCGTGCAAGAGCGGGCTCGCATATCTGCTCGTCACGCCGAGCGACGACCCTGAGACGCCGCGCATCACTGTCGAGTCGCCCGCGCAAGTCATCACGTACAACGCGCCCGACGATCGCCGCCGCCGCCTCGCAGCGCTCAAGCGCTGGCGCGACGACGACGGCGTGACAGCCCGCGCGATGCTTTACACGCCCGACGCGCTGTACCCGCTCGTGCGCCCGCGCGATCGCAAGACATGGCAGCCGGACGGCCCCGCGATCGCGAACGTGATCGCGCCGCTCGTGCCTGCTGTGCCGATGCTCAACAACCCGACGATTCTCGGCGACGGGATCAGCGACCTCAACGTCGTCGTGCCGCTGCAAGACACCGTCAACAAACTGCTCGCCGATCTGCTCGTCAACAGCGAGTACGTGGCGTTCCCGCAGCGCTTCGCCACTGGCCTTGAGATACCGACCGACCCCGAGACGGGTCGCCCGCTCGATCGCGAGCGCTTCCTGTCGAGCGTGTCGCGCCTGTGGGTCGCCGAAGACGGCGACGTCAAGTTCGGTCAGCTGCCCGAGAGCGACGGGCACGGCTACGTGCAATGGATCGAGATGGTGATTCAGCACATCGCGGCCGAGACGCGCACGCCGCCGCACTATCTGCTCGGCTCGTCAGGCAACTTCCCGAGCGGCGAGTCGCTGAAAGCGACAGAGACAGGGCTCGTCGCGAAGTGCAAGCGCAAGCAGACGACATACGGCGAAGCGTGGGAAGAGAGCATGCGGCTCGCGTTCGCGTATCGCAGCGACCCGCGTGCGAACGCTGTCGACGCCGAAGTCATTTGGGCTGATCCTGAGAGCCGTTCGCTGGGCGAGCTCACTGACTCGCTCGTCAAGATGGTGCAGAGCGTCGGCATGCCGCTCGAAGTCGCCTGGGCGGCGTACGGCGCGTCACCGCAAGAGATCGAGCGTTGGCGCGATCTCAAGGGCCTGCCGTCGCGCAGCGAGACGTCACCGACTCCCCCGCTTCCCCCTGCGCCGCCGAGCGCGAGCTCGTCGACGCCGTCAACCCCACCCACCCCATAGGAGACAGGCGTGATGCCCGATCCTGCTGCTACGGCCGACGTGACGTCGACCCCCGACGTGACGTCGGGCGCAGACACGACAGACACACCCGCCGCGACCGACGACAACGTCGATCTCGGCGCGAAGCGCGCGCTCGACGCGATGCGCAAAGAGCTCCGCGAGGCGAAGCTGCGCACGCGCGAGCTCGAAGAGGCGGATCGCGCACGGCAAGACGCCGAGCGCACAGAGCTCGAAAAGGCGACCGGCAGAGCAGAGACAGCAGAGCAGCGCATCGCCGAGCTCGAACACGAAGCACTCGCTCGCGAAGTCGCGACCGAGAACGGCATCGCGAAGCACTGGCGACGCCTGATCGGCAAGACACGCGACGAGCTCGAAGCAGACGCAAAGCAGTTTCTCGCCGACCGTGAGGCCGACGAGCCGCAGCCCGAGCGACCCGACTTTGGTGCGGGCGCTCGCCCCGCGACGCCCGTGACGGGCCGAGCGGGATTCAACGAAGCGATCCGGCGACAGCATCGCCGCTGACTGCTTCGTCTCGACGCGTGACGCGTCGAGCGCCGTGATGGCGAGCTCTCACTGACACGACAAGCCCGGAGGGCTCAATGCCGTACAACAACATCGTCAGCCGCGCTGACGTCGACGCTTTCATCCCCGAAGAGGTCGCGACCGAAGTGCTGCAAGCAGCGGTGCAGCAGAGCGCTGCGCTGCGACTGTTCCCGAACATCACGATGAGCTCGAAGACGCGCCGCATGCCGGTGCTGTCAGCGCTGCCCGTGGCCTACTTCGTCAACGGTGACACGGGTCTCAAACAGACCACAGAGATGGCCTGGGGTGGCAAGTACCTGGAGGCCGAAGAGATCGCCGCCATCGTGCCGGTCCCTGAGGCCGTGCTCGACGACGCTGACTTCGATCTGTGGGGCCAGGTGCAGCCGCGACTCGCTGAGGCGGTCGGGCGCGCGCTCGACGCCGCGATCTTCTTCGGCACGAACAAGCCGTCGACGTGGCCTGCCGCGATCGTCCCCGCAGCGGTCGCAGCGGGCAACACGTTCGAGCGCGGCACAAGCAACGCGGCAGCGGGTGGCATCGCCGCTGACGTCGGTGCGCTCTACAGCGTCGTCGAGTCTGACGGCTTCGTCGTCGACGGGCTCGTCGCGACGGGCCAGTACAAGGGCTTTCTGCGCAACGCGCGCGACGCAAACGGCGTGCTGCTCGCAGAAGTCAGCAGCGGCACAATCTACGGCGTGCCGATCGTGTACGCCATGACGGGGCTGTGGCCCGCGCCCGCGACAGCTGAGGCGATCGCAGGCGACTTCACGCAGGGCATTCTCGGCGTGCGGCAAGACCTGACGTACAAGCTGCTCGATCAGGCCGTCATCACCGACGACACGGGCACCGTGATCTACAACCTGCCGCAGCAGGACATGGTCGCGCTGCGCGTCGTCGCGCGCTACGGCTTTCAGGTCGCGAACGCGATGACCTGGGAGAACCCGACCGACGCGACGCGCTACCCGTTCGCCGTCATGCAAAACGCGACCCCGTAAGGGAGACGAGCAGACATGGCAGAGCAGCAGCAAGGCGTCAGCGACGCCGCGCAGCAAGCGCACGAGCAGGGCTACATCGGCGACGTGCACGACGAGATCGAAAACGACGCGTACACGGTGCAGGGCCAAGGCCCCGAGACAGCGAAGCGCGAGCGCGAGCAGCGACGCTCGCTGCGCACGAAGTTCGAGGACGCGAGCGTCGAAGGCGACGACGCGAGCTCGGGCAGCGAACAGCAGCCCGCGCAGCATGCGCAGCCGACGTCGACGAGCTCGACGTCGAAGCGCACGAGCTCGTCGAGCTCGACGAGCGAGAGCGCTTGACGACATGAGCGTCGATCTCGCACAGGCGACGGACGCAGGCGTGCTCGTGCTCGCGCCCGATCAGTGGACAAGCGACGGCGACGCGTTCACGCTCGACGGTGTGTCGCGGCCCGCGCCGACGACTGCGCCGACAGTGACAACGCTCGTGCCCGCGACAGCGCAGACGGGCGACGCGCCGCTCGAAGTGCTCGTGCAAGGCTCGGGCTTCGCATACGGCGATCGCGTCGTCTTCGGCGGCGCGACGCCGCCGACGTCGTTTCACAGCGACGGCGAGCTCGCAGTGCAAGTCGACCCGTCGCGCTGGTCAGCGGGCACGCTGCAAGTGCTCGTCGGCTGGTCGTCACGCGGGCCGAGCAACGCGCTGCCGTTCACGCTCACCTGACCCGTCGAAACCGTGGGGCGCGCGCCGGAAACGGTGCGCGTCCCACTCCCCTCTCTAGACATGAGCACACCCGACTGGCTACCGACGTCAAGCGACGTCGCTGCGCTGCTGCGAGCGCGCACGAAAGACGACACCGGGCGCGAGCTCGGCGACTGGTCAGACGAGACGCGTCCGACCGCGAGCGAAGTCGACGCACTGATCGCGCAAACGGCCGACTACGTCGCCGCAGCGATCGGCGGCGTGCCCGATCGTTGCGCGGGCGCAGCGTCGCAAGCAGTGCTGCTGCGTACAGCGATGCTGGTCGAACTTTCATATTTTCCCGAGCAAGTTCGCAGCGACAGATCGCCGTATCCCGAGCTCAAAGAGCTCGCTGACACAGCGCTCGACAGCGCGCGCACGTGCGTCGCTTCCGGGGGCGCTGCGGGCACGACAGAAGGCGGCGAGGGCTACAGCTACCACAGCCTGCCGATCGTGCCAGCGACGCTTGACGCGCTCTACGGCGTCGGCTGGCGACACCCCGAGAATCCGGCGACATGGCAAGACCCGTGCGCGCCGCCGACGCCTGCGACGCCCGCGCTGATCGACGAGCCCGACACGCTCGATCCCGTGCCGCCGCCCGGCGACATTGTGATCGGCCATCCCCCGTTCGGCGATGCCTGACGCTGTCACGATCAGCGGCGACGACCGCGCCGCGAGCATGCTGCGCGAGCTCGGCCGCAAAGCGACGCAGCAGTACGACACGATGCTCGTCGCGGCGCGACAGACGCAACGCGCGATCAGCGGCATACCCGTCAACACGGGCCGACTTGAGCGCGGCGTCACAGGCGGCGCAGAGAGCACGCTCGACGTCACTGAGAGCGGCTTCGACGTCGGGACTGACGTTTCGTACGGGCGCTTCGTTTTCAACGGCACGCGCTACATGCGCGCCCGCCCGCCGCGCGTGCCTGAGATCGCGACGCGCGTCGCGACAGCAGTGAGCAACGATCTCGCATGACTGTCTTCGCTACTCGCCCGAGCGCGTTCGGGCCGATCGTCGCCGCGAGCGACGTCGAGCTCGCGCTGCTCGCGCACGTGCAGCTATGGCTCGCCGACTATCTCGCCGAGCTCGATCGCCGGTACGACGACGACGTCGGCACACTGCCGTACCCGCGCGGCTGGATCATCTCGGCCGACGTCGAAAAGATGCCCGAGGATCAGACGCCGACGATCGTCGTCAAGTCGCCCGGCATCATCGACCCGCCGCTCGCGTCAGGCGACGGGCTGTACGCCGCGCGCTGGGAGATCGACGTCGCTGTCGTCTTGAGCGCACGCGGCAACCGCCTCGCGTTGCGACTCGCGCGCCGTTATGCCGCTGCGCTGCGCGTGCTGCTCGTGCAGCAGCAGCTACTCGATCCCGAGCTCGTGCTCGTCGTGCGGCGAATCGACTGGCTCGGCGAGCATTACGACGTGCTCGACTCGATCGACGATCGCACGACATGCGCAGCGCACGTCAGTCTCGCTGTCGAAGTCGCAGACGTCGCGCAGCGCAACGCAGGGCCTATGTCGCCTGTGCTGCCGCCTGGGAGCGGCACGGGGCCGACGTCGCCGACATGGCCGACAGCGACGAGCGTCGACGTCGAGATCGACAAGGAGCCGCAATGAGTCCGAAGCTGCTCGCGAGCACGCACGCGGAAGACGTCGGCTCAGCCGTCGTCGAGCCCGGCCAACCGATCCCCGACGACGCCGATCAGAGCGTCGTCAGCCGCCTCGAAGCCGAGGGCAAGATCAGCGACGTCAAGAGCTCGCGCAAGAGCTCGAAGGAGGGGTGAGCGATGCCGCGACCCGGCACGCAGATCGACATTGTCGACGACGCGCCGTTCGGCGGCGCAGTGCTCGACTCAGGGCAAGCATTCTTCGTCGGCGTGACAGAGCGCGGCCCCGTGGGCGACTACGCGCGCGTGCAGTCGCTCACGCAGTACGCAGCGACCTACGGCGCGCGCAGCGGCGGCTCGCTCATGTACGACAGCGTCGGCGCGTACTTCGCTGAGGGCGGCGCAGAGCTCATCGTGTCGCGCGCAAGCGGCGCGAACGCCGCCGCCGCCACGATCGCGTTCGGTTCAGCCACCGCGAACGCGTCGAGTCCCGGCAGCTGGGGTGACGACGTCAGCGTCGACGCTGTCGCACCGACGACGCTGGCTGAGCGCGTCGCAGCGCAACGCGGGCTCTGGCGACGCGAACAGGGCGACCCGCGTGCAGCGGGCGACCCGGTTGTCGTCACCGTGTCGTACGACGGCGACGTCGTCGAGCGCTCGACGACGCTGACGAGCGTCGACGAGCTCGTGCTGTGGGCACAAGAGCACAGCGACTACGTGCGCTTCGTCAAAGGCGCAGACAACGTGCTGCCCGCTGCGGGCACGAGCGCGACGCTCGCAGGCGGCGCAGACGACAACGCGGTCGACGCGACGACGATCGACGCGGCGCTCGACGTGCTCGCGTACGAGCTCGGCCCCGGTCAGGTGTGCGCGCCCGGCCTGACAGCGTCGACGACGCACGCAGCGCTGCTCGCGCACGCTGAGAAGTGCCGTCGCAACGCGCTGCTTGATCTGCCCGACACGAGCGACCCGCTCGTGCTCAGCGCGGCCGTCGCGGCGCTCGAAGGAATCGACGGCGTGCGCTTCGCCGCCGCGTTCGCACCGTGGGTCGTGTACCCCGCGCAGACGTCACCCGCGACGGTCGAAGTGCCCTACAGCGGCGTGCAAGCGGGCCTGATCGCTCGCAGCGACGCAGCGACCAACAACCCGAACGTTCCGGCTGCGGGCGCGAACGGGATCAGCCGCATGGCGCTCGGGCTCACGCAGACGTACTCGGATGACGTGCGCGAAGCGCTCAACGCGAGCGGCGTCGACGTGGCGATCGTCAAATACGGCGACGTGCGCACGTACGGCTACCGCTCGGCGAGCGGCCCCGACGACCCGAACTATCTGTGGTTCGGCGGCGCGCGCGAGCTCAACGCGCTCGCGCACGAAAGCGACGCGATCGCCGAAAACTACGTGCTGCGGCAGATCGACGGGCAAGGCTCGCTGTTCGCGTCGCTGCACTCAGACCTCAAGGGCACGTGCCTGGAGCACTACCGACGCGGCGCGCTGTACGGCACGACGCCCGACGAGGCGTTCGCCGTCGACACCGGCTCGTCAGTCAACACGCCCGAGACGATCGCGGCGGGCGAAGTGCACGCCGTCATTCGCGTCAAGACGTCGCCCGCCGCTGAGTGGGTGCAGATCAGCATTGTCAAGGTGCCGATCGAGCGCTCGCTCGCGACTGCCTGACCCCGGCGCGAGCTCGACGAGCTCGCGCTGACAGCACACATACTCAACCCATAGGGAGGTCGACTCGTGCCCGTTCCCGTGCGCGAAGACACAGTGCTCGTCACGGTGTCAGTCGACGATCGCGACCTCGGCGTCTTCGATCAGAAGACCGGAGGCGAGATCGACAGCGAAGAGAGCAAATACAACCCCGGTGGCATGCTCGGCGAGATCAGTCTCGGCGGGCGTCGCACGATCGGCAACGTCACTGTCGAGCGCTACTACGACGCGCTGCGCGACCACCCGCTGATCGGCTGGCTCGCGACCCGCGCAGGCAGCGGACGCGTGAAGGTCGGCTACAGCCCGCGTGACGCAGCAGGCGTCGTGCGCGGCGACCCCTATACGTACGGCGGCACGCTCAAGACCGTGTCGCCGCCTGACGTCGACTCGACGGGCAACGACGCTGCGAAGTGGTCGATCGAGTGCACGTGTGACGGCTTCGCATGATCGACGTCGTCGCTGAGCGCAACGGCGAGCTCGACGCAGGCGCGCGCGGCTCGCTGCTCGCGCGTCTGCGCGAGCGCGCAGCCGACGCGCAGCGCGAGCACACGATCGACGTCAACGTCGGCGGGCCGTACGGCGACATGCTCGTCGCGCGCTACAGCCCGCCGACGCTCGACGAGCTCGAACGGCTCGCCGAATACGTCGGGCAGAGCTCAGAGCTCTCGATCACGCTCGAAACGATGATGCGCGCGAGCGTGGCGATGCTCACGCGCGACGACGACGGCACGCTCGACGAGATCACAGACGATGGCGTCGTCGTCACGCTCGGCGCGCGTCTGCTGCGCGTACTGGAGCTCCCCGTGCCTGCTGACGAGCTTTCGGCGCGCGAAGTGTTCACCACGCTGTACGGCGGCAACGGTCCTGCGATCGCGCTGCACGTCGCGGCGTTCAGCGAGCGCGTCGGCACAGCACAGCTAGGCCCTACTTCACCGACGAGCGACTTGACTTCCTCGCTGGGGCCGCGCTCGTCGGCATCGCCCCGCTCGACGTCCTGAAAGCTGACCCCGTGCTGCGTCACGTGCTCGAAGACGTCGCGCTGCGCGCCGACAAGCGTGCGATCGAGCGTGACGATCGTCTCGCGCACGCGATCATCGCCGTGCTCGGCGAAGCGCTCGCGAAGTGAACCATGCCTGCGTCTGACGTAATCGT